GGTGAGCTTACACAATCAACAATCGAATTTGCAGATAAGGCTTCGTGTGAAAGCGCGGCAGTTAGACAGGATTTTGCGTTTAAAAATTTGCAATTTGCAGGTAGATGGAATCTAACTTGCCACCCATATCAACTTAATGAGATTAAAAAATGATCCAGCAAATTCTCCAGCGCGGGAATCGTCAAGGCATGACAATGCGCGAAATAACCGAGCTAACAGATTTAAAGCAACATCAAGTGGAATTTAAGGTTCAAAAGTTAATCAAAGAAGGCATTGTGCATAAATCTGTTGATAGAATAGACAATGCGTATTTGTACACGTTGACAAGCTATAAAGAATTGACGCCACCTGTTGAATGCTCACCAGTGCGATTGGATAACGTCATTAAGCATTTAAACAAGCAGAAAGAACGAGTTAATGCAGGCGCACCAATCAAAACGAGCGAAAACGTAAACTCACCAGCGCACTATAACAGCGGCAATGTTGAATGTATTGACGCAATCGAATCAATGCTAACCAAAGACGAATTTATCGGATTTTTACGCGGGAACATATTAAAATATCAATGGCGTTATAAGCAAAAAAACGGTGCTGAGGATTTAAAAAAAGCGCAGTGGTATTTTGATAAGTTAAAAGAAAAAGAGTGCGTGTAATGTATGAATTTAAAAGTGGTAAACCAGCAGGCGGCTTGCGTTATCAAGCCATGCGCGATTATTTGATAAAATTAAAATGGTTTGCAGACAATCCCATGCAACCAGTGTTTATAAGTGAACGAAGTCAATGAAACCACGACTTAAAAAGATAGGTAGAATTTGGTTATGCTATACACAAACAACCATAGTTTGCACTGGCTTAACACCTGAAGAAGCCTATCAAAAATGGATGATTAAAAATAAAGCCGCTGAATAAGCGGCTTTTTTATTATGGCGTTAAAAACAATTCCGCTTCAGCATTGCGCCTGCGCGTTAATCCAGCAAGTGATTTGCCGCCTGCTTTATCCCAACGCAAAAACTGTTTTGCTATTTCTGCCTTGTCGTCACCGGCTTTTAACATTTTAACAAGTGTTGATTTAAAAAAGTTACCTGCGCCAATGTTGTAGCATAAGCAAACAAGTGCATCATATTCATTTTGTGTTAATTCAACACCTGTTGCATTGACGGCTTTTTCGTATTGCCCAATTGTTGCGGCTAATAAAGCGATTGCCGCCCCTTCATTAGGCAACGTTCTATTTTTAGTAACTGGTGTGCCATCACCATAATGTGTTGAGCCAATGCCAATAGTCCAAACACCTGCTGGGCATTGGTACGCTTTGAGCTTGCAACCTTCAAATTCTTTAATTAATTTTAAACCGCGTTCGCCTGTTTTCATTTTCTTGATCTCATAGAAAGTACCGTAATTAATTTTTGTGTAAGCCGAATCATATCATTATCAAGCAGGCGTATTTGGTCGATTAATTCAATCAGCGCGTCTGTTGTTTCGGTGAGTATTGGCTTAACAATTGTCGTTACCCATATCCAAACAAAATAGACGATATAACCCATGCTACTTGATGCAATAATGGGGAATCCGTACTGGTTGATATATTTAGCTAATGCGTCAACATCCATTAATCAATTCTCTTTTCTTGGGGATTATTAAAACGTGCCACTTTTTCTTTCTCAATTGGCATATCAAGCGTTTCTGTCATCAATACATCTATTTTTACAATATCCTCTGACATAGCCGTGACACGTTTATCAAGTTGCTTGATGATACCGATAAGGCTTTTAATCTTTTCAAGTACGCTATCAAGCAGGAATTTGATGGTCAGAAATACAAAGTACATTCCCACGCAAGCAGCGGCAATGGGGAAACCTACGTCCGTTGCAAACTGTAAAAATTCCATTATTTACTTGTCCACCAAGCAATAAACGAAAACAATGCGCCAATGGTGAAGACAATACCGCCAATAAAACCTTTATAGCGTGTTTGCTCATTCTTCATTTCTTCAAGAGTAGCAATTATGGCATCGAGCTTTTTACCCCTATCTTCAAATATTTCTTCGAGGTTTTCAATTCGTTGCTCTACTTTAGCAAGGCGGCAGGCTTCATCAGGCATGGTTTACACCGCTACCGCGCCAGCCATATCAGCTTGTGATGCTACCCAGTTATAAGACTTTTCTAAGAATGCTGTGCCATTTTGCGCTTCTATTTCTAAAAGTGACGTGTGGTAGCGTCTGAAATCAATATCTTTAGTATCATCATTAGTTGGTTTTTGTGCGTAGCCTACCACGTCAATCATCACTGAAAATTGTGAATTGCGTTGACGACTAATAGACGATGTAACGATACGAAAATAAGCTCCAGCAAAAGGAATGCCGAAGTTGCTTGTTTGTAAATCAATTTGAATTGCCATTGTTGTTTCCTGTTTTGTTTGAATAAGATTATGCGTAAGTGGCTTCAGAAGTATTTAGCGTTGCTACCCATCGAATATTTGTCGCTGATTTATAGCCCGATGTAATCGTTACACCTTTGTTTGTATTATCCACTGCAATGGTTGGCGATGCACCAAGACCAATAGAGTCTGAGCCAATAAGAGTTAAAGCAAGTCCTGTAACAGCCATTGTTCCACCATTATTTGAAACCGCGCCTGTAATGTTATAAGCCGCCATATTACCGCTACCAGATTCCTTAGCTATCAATGTGCCTTGAATAGCCATCGCTTGACCAGATGCTACTATAAGTTGGTTTGTTGTTGATGCTGCTTCTGCATTTGAAGTTAAGACTACGGCTGTGGTGGTTGTGGTTGCTGCACGAAGAACGATTTTACCGGATTGAGCATCACCAAGTGTTGACATCGTAAACGAACCAAACACATATTTTCCAGTTTGTGCTGCAACACCTCCGTACCCACCTAAAACAACGCTAAGGTATCCAGTTGCGCTTGAATTAGCTCCTCCAAAAGAAATACTATTATCGCCCGATGCGATTGCATAATAGCCAATTGCTGTTGCTTGCGCTCCCGATGCAAGTGGGTGATACCCAATCGCAATTCCCCCATATATGTTGTTCTGGTAAGCTACACTTCCAAGTGCAATCCCTGTATATGTAGAAATAGATGTTGCCTTAGATTGAAACCCCATTGCAATAGATGAGCCGCTTCCAGTCGCCCCATAACTACTCGTATTATTCGCAATAGCCGCAGCAAAGCTGTCTGTACCGCTTGCGTAAGAACCACCAAGTGCCATTGCTCCTGCGCCTGTGGCTGTGACTGAACCTTGACTATTAGAATTTATACCAAACGCTACTGAGTTATTTGAACTAGCTACAGAAGAATACCCATAAGCTATTGAAGCTCCCCCACTTGCAGTTGAACCGTTACCCATAGCAATTGACTCGCTACCAGAAGCAATAGGTCTTGAATATGCCGCAGTAAAATTTTCAGCATACGCTCGCATAGGTTTCTTATCATCAGTTTCCCAGTTTGTACCGTTACAAACAATAGCTAAACCTTCGCCTTGTTGCAAAATAAGCGTAGTAACACCATCAATCGTTTCAGACGCATTAGGATCAATCGTAATCGCCCCTGTACCAGTATTCCAAATAGTGCAAGTAAATCCACTACCTAATGACGCAGCGGCTGTTAAGCTGACGGTGAATGTACCGCTAGTGCAGTTGATGATTGAGCCTAAATCACCCGATACAATTGTGTATGCGGCTGTTTTGTTTGATATAGTTTTTGTAGCAGCCGCAGGTGTAGACCATGTAGGTGCAGCCGCACCAGCAGAAGTTAATACTTGACCAGATGTACCCACAGCAAGCATAGCAGTTGTACCCGATGCCGATTGGTATGGAATTGTACCTGCGCTTCCAGATGCTAAGTTGGTTGCTGTTGTAGCTGTACCTGTGGTATTTTGATTAAGTGTTGGAAATGTACAATTAGTTAGCGTACCACTTGTTGGAGTGCCTAAAATTGGCGCAATTAAAGTTGGTGTATTTGCAAATACCGCTGCGCCACTTCCAGTTTCATCCGTTAACGCAGCAGCTAAATTTGCACTAGATGGCGTAGATAAAAACGTATTAACATTTGTGCCAAATTGCCCAGCCGCAAACGTAATTGCACCTGTCATCGTGCCGCCAGTTAACTCTAAATATCCACTTGATGGAATATAAGCCGCTATCCATGCACTACCGCTATAAACGCGCATTTCATTACTAACCGTGTTCCAATATAGCGCACCAGTAAGCAAAGCATTTCCGTCGTTATCTACCGTTGGATTACTTGATTTTGCACCGAGATACCGATCATCAAATGAATCATAAGCAGCCGCTGCCGCTGTTGCACTTGAACCTGCGGCTGTTTGACTTGCCGCTGCTTCACCTGCTTTTGTTACAACATAATTTGCAATTGAAACTTGATTAGTAAAACATGGCACAAACCTTGTGCGCCACCCGCCATCCCTTAAGCCTGTTGTTGCATTATCATCATCAGTAACAGTTGAACCGTCACCACCGATTGCTGTGCTAAATGTTACACTGCCCGTCATAATAATTCCTTAATTTCGTATGTTGTTTGGTATCGTGTGTTGTATGGCTGTGAAATAGGCGATAATGATCTCAACCTGCCTAAAAACGAACGCCTTTGCAGATTAAGCGCGTCTGCACTATCCCAAATATAAAGCACTTCTAAATCTGTGCCTGATATTTTCATAATATCATTATTTAAAATTGATTCAGCATAAGTTAAATGGTCAAGCGTAAATTGTGCAATTCTAAAGCTATCACGTCTATCAAAAAATTCTGCACCACTCATGGCTGTATCGACAACTGTTGCTGATTCATAACCAATTGACGCGCCTAAATTCATATTTAAAACGGGTTGATAAGTTGACCCCATAAAAATACGACCTAATTCAACATAACCATCAGAATTACTGCTGTCAAAAAATTCAATTTGATAATATTGCGCTGATACAATCGATGGAATAACGTAAATTAAATTTTTTGTGTAATACGCAATTTCTTCATCCGTTGGTGTTAAATCCCAAAAATGCACATCTTCCCATTCATAACTGCCATAAGGCGAGCTAGGCCATACATCAAGTGTGCCAGAATCATAGACTAACGTAGCATATCCGCTATCTGAATAAACGCGATAACGCCATGTTGCCATAACTGATAAATTATGTGCAATAATTCCAAGCGTTGAAACAATGCGCTCAATGTCTGTTGAAAAACGCAATTTAGTTGATGCGTTTGCATCGTCTATTGAACGTGCTTTTTTTGATAATTGACGTGTTTTAATATTATTTAATGGCAATGAAGTTGACCACGAACCATACGCTGCAAACGTAACTGCATCAATCCTGTTTTGATAACCAATAATTGTATTTGCCATGCTATCCCCAGAGCGTTAGCGTTGCGCGGTTTTTTGAATAATCTGATTCAATACCAATAATTTTAAATAGTTTACCAGAATTTAAGCCAAAACGATTCATTGTTATGTTTACAATATTATTTAAATCAGGCAACGTGCTTGTTAAATCAAGCGCAATGGTTACTGTGTACAAATCGCGGCTTGTTTTGTACAAATTAAGCAATCTGGTTGCTTCAGTTTGAGCTGCTGTAGCATCAACCAGTAACGATTCTTTTTCAATTGTAGGCGCAAGTGTATATTGTGTTTTTATGGCTGTATCTTCTGCTGATTTTGTTAATGCAGGTAAAGATAAAACACTTCTACGCGCTGCGGTTACAGCTCCAGCCAAATCAAAATCCTGAACGCTATAATTTTTTTGATACGTTAAATTAACGCGCCATGCTGGAATGCCTTTGTCGGTGTCATTGGTTCGACCATGCTCGATGCTTAAAATGTTATTTATATCAATTTCAAGTGTTGCGCTACCCGTTGGCGCAGTAAATAAACCCATGCGCAATACGCCAAGCGCATCAAATCCAAAGTAAGCACCAATAGATTGAGCCACCTTATCCATTGCCACCATCGCTGAATCTGCGCCATCAATCCAAATTCCAATAACACTATTATTTGCCGTGTCTAATGCTGTCACGTCACTTGCGTTAATATCACCCGATGCAATACCCGCCTTTAACGCCATCGCTTTTAAAACTTGCGCCACTGTGCGATTAGATGATGCCGCGCCTTGTGTTGCGTCACATGTTAATAATCCAGTTGGCACAGAACCAACGCGAATATAACCAAGTGCTAAACAAGTAATGAATGTGCCGCTTGTTGGTGACGCCGCGTGTAGTGCCGTCACGTTTGCATAATCAGCACCAGCGGTTAATGCAATACCTTTATCGTAAACGTTGCTAACAGATTGGATTGCGCCATCATTGATCTGATATGTGAGTTTTGAGCTGTTCACCATAATTGGCGCAATATTAAACACTTGACCATATAGCAACGGCTTAGGTGATTTTGCAATATCAGCAACGCCTTCCACGCCATCAGGCAGTGCATTATTGCCAGCATAAAGCGTAGTTTGCAAAGGCATATCAACAATGGCTAATTTATCCCGTGCTAATATCGTTACTTTTGAAAACGTAAACTCTACCTGCTCCATTGTGCCATTTAAAATAGTTATAAATGCAGAATAAGCGTCGCCTTCATTTCCGATTTTAATAACAAGTGAACGCCCATCAAACGAATAATTGAGAATTGAATCTAATCCACCGTCAACATTAGATAATTCAACCGCGCCATAATTTACACGGCTTGCACCGCTTGTTGTTCCGTTGCTGTAAAGTGATCTGCTAATTGATGCAGGATTGGTTATCCTGTCATCATAAAATGTATTAGCAGGCGTATCAGTGGGTTTTGTCGTGTAAGGCTTTGACGCGTAACGCAGCGTGGTTGTCGTTCCTGCTGCGTCAATAGCTGCTGTAATTTCTACAATATAAATCATGCTGCCGCCTCAAGTTTTGCTTTGCGTGAAATAGTGCTAAGTTCTTCTTTCATGCCTTGCATTTCGTTTATCAATGCTACGTTTGCACTAGATTGTAAATTAACCAATGCTTTCAATTCAATAATTTGCTCTTTTAATAACACACTTTGATCGTCAATGGCATTTCCAATTGAATCGAATAAACCAGTGGTTTGTTGGTGGCTTGTAACATTTGCAGGCGAGGTAAAGTTAACCAATTCCGCGCCTTGTTCACCTACAAGTGATAAACCACTTGCCATGCCGCCGTTGGCGTAAGCCTTATATCCAACAGAATCTAAGTAAGACTGCATAGCGTAAGTATCAGTATAATCACCGCTATAGCCTGCTTGAACTGCTATATTTTCAATATTAACAAGACTTTGAGCGTCATTATTAAAACTATATGTTTTATTATTTGCCGCATCTGCCATAGCTTGAATTGCTGAGTTGGTTTCTATTACAGCATTTGATATTTTTGCAACACTTTCTATTGCAATACTTGTTGTTGCTTTTATTGCGTCAAGCTGCGCATCAGTGCTGTTTTTTCCCGCTAAAACAGCATCTGCTGCCGCTTTATCTGCTGCCGCTTGTGCCGCCTCCAAAATAACATACTCGTCATAGTTTCCTTGATAATTAGGATCATTCATTGCAGCAGTTTCGCGTCTTGCTATCTCACTTGCTGCTAAAACAGCATCTGCTGCCGCTTTATCTGCTGCCGCTTTATCTGCTGCCGCTTGTGCAATTGCAGCCGTATTATCAGCAGCAATCTGGTTCAATTCCGTTTGCTTGTTTTGAATTTCAGTTTTAATTGTATTATCTACAGCGGTTACTTTTGCAACTTGCAGCGTGTAATTAGCCATTGCATTAGAAAAGTTATTAACCGCTGTTGATAATAATGCAATGCTACTATCAACATCCGTTGTTTTTGCTTTTACGCCAAGCAAATTCACGTTTGCTTGTACAGCTTCATCTAGTTGCAAATTCATTATTTCAATTTGTCTATCTGCCGCGCTCATGCCTTTTTCTAACGCTTTTAAAACAGATACATAATCAGTTTGATAAGCGTTGCCAGTAGCGTTGTATTTTAAAGATGCTTCTAAAAACGCTTTTGAAACTTCAGGCAATGATGCTAATGCACTTTCTGTTCCTTTTGCTGCCTCTGCTGCTGTGTCTTGAAATGATTTTTTAGCTGCATTATAAATTTCTTGTGGTGTTGCTTGTGGCTTGCCAACGCTCATTAGTTGATCGTAATACGTTCTTAAACCTTGACCTAACGTGACAAATTTATCGCGCATTGCGGTTAAGTTTTTGTAGGCTGTTTCAAGCGCAGTGGTTGTGCTTGTTAATTCCGCGCCAGCGTCAGATAACTGATTTAATGCTGTTGTGTATTTGCGCGTTAAATCATCCATGCCTTGCATAGATTTTTCGCGCTCTAAACGCAACGCTTCTTCTTTTGCCACTGGATTTTGTTCGCCTAACTTTTTATAAATGGCAATGCGATAATCTTCATAGGTTGAAATGGTTGCTTTTATGGCGTCTGTGCGTTCTTTTACAATAGCCGCATAATCTTCTGCTGCGCTTGCAAAGTCGCTTGCCATGCCTAATGCTGTGGCATAAATAGCTCTGCCTGTATCGCTTGTGTCATTTTTTAAAACATCTAGTAATTTTCTATATGATGTTTTTGATTCTTCAGCATTTGTACTCATAACAGGAAGAACTAAACCAAGTTGCGTAAACTTATCAGTCAACAAACCTGTTTTATATGTTGACTGCTCTGTTTTAGTTAAATAATTATCAATATAATCAGTTAAGGTGCTATCAAATTTAGATATACCACCAGCTACGTTAATTAAATCTTGCGATAAAGTTAAACCTGACGCGCCAATAGCCGCTAATCCTGCTTTAATGCTGTTTAATCCGTTAAACGCTTCAATAATATCGTCCGCTGTGCCGGGCAATTTTCCAATAATATCGTTAACGTCTGTAAATGCCGATGCTAGTTGAAGTGATTGCGTAACCATTTCACGCTCAATATCGCCTTGTTTATTAATAATATCAGTATATTCAATGGCGTTAATCCCTAATACTTTTAATTTTGTTTGTGCTGTAGAAATAGCAATTGATACGCGGTTTAATGTTTGATAATACCCTTCGCCAATTTGTTGAAAATCTGCATAAGAATAATTAGCAATTATTGCCATTAAATCAGCTTGTTTTGATAATGCGCCATTAATAATTTCAGTATTAGCTGCTGCATCTTTTCCAAGCGGCATTTTACCCAAATCAATTTCAAATGATTTTAATTTTTCTAATGCTACTTCGCCAAAATCTCCCGCTAATGAAACAACATTTTCTTGTATTTTTCCAAGTGAGTAAGCAATTGACGCACTTATTTCATCATTTAATGGCGACCATTTTGTTGATATATATTGTTTTGTTGACGCGCCAATTCCTAAAAAACCGCTTGATGTTTTAGTAACAAGTGTTTGTAAATAATTACGCCCCGCAATAATTCCACTTTCAACAATGTTGCCTAATGTATCTTTTACAAACTTAATGCCACTACCAGCAAA